ACTGATTACTGACCCGACTTCTGACCTGTTTGAAAATTTGCGTGAAGCAAAGAACAGATTAACCGATAAATGTATAATAGATGCCGCAGTTGGCTCTGTTGTTGTCGGTGCACCTGACGAAGCAGGTACAACTTTAACGGCTGAACAAGACGGAGTAATAACCCTTGCCGGAACTACAACGTTTAGTTATTCAACTGTTATTTCACCTGCAATTACAACCTTTAGAAACAACTATGTTGATACTAACGGCGTTACTTTGGCAATATCAGCTAAAGAAGAACAGGCTTTGCGTGATGATGACAAATATATGAATGCACTTTATTCAAATAACAACACTGTTGACAAAGGGACAATTACCAATGCTTCAGGTTTTCACGTTGTTACTTTTGCAGGAAATGTTCAGGGCGGTACAACTGTTGACCTTCCTATTCTTCCTGAAAGTGCTGATAATGTCCGTTCAAATGTTTTAATGGCACCTAAATCAATTGCATTTGCAGTTGAAGTAGGAAGATTAGACTGCGAACGTTCGGCAACTCACGTAAATTCTTGGGAAGTAACAATTGATATGTGGGTTAAAGCAGTTAGACTTCAAGGTTCTAAAGTTATAATCTTGACTTCTACAATGTAATTATTAAAAGGTAGGCTTGTTTATTGCAAGCCTGCCTTTTTGCGTACCGCAGCCGAGTGCGGAACGGTCAAGGCGGTGAGCCTTGCCGTGCAGGCACGTTTAAGGCGAGGAACAAGCAGTACTTAAAAAAGGAATTATAAAAATGGTTCAATCTTCATTAGATATATGCAATATGGCACTGGACTATTGCAATATTAGAAACATTACATCACTTGACGAAAAAACAAAAGAAGCTAAAAAATGTAACGCTTGGTATGATATAGTCCGTAAAAGTTTATTAATGAACTTGAATGCAAGTTTTTCAATAAAGCGTGCCGTACTTGCAGAATTTTCTGATTATGTACCTGTTTATGGATATGGCAAGGCTTACGCTTTACCTCGTGATTGTTTGCAGGTTCTAAATCTTGGAAGTCCTTTAGCAGATAATTTATATCAAATTGAGGGCGAATATTTTTATTGTGATGAAACGGTTCAACAGGTCAGTATTCGCTATATTGCTGATATTAAAGACGTCAGCGTATATGACAGTGAATTTTGTGATTGCTTTGCATTAAAATTGGCAGAAAAAATTTGTCTTGCGTTGACTGAAGATGAACAAAAAGTGCAGTTTATTAAACAACTTGCAACACAGAAATACATTGAAACTTCTACAAAGTATGGTCGTGATAATAGAATGATTGTAATAAATAAACCTCGTTATCGTGAATCAAAAATTATTTCAGAAAATTTTAATTTCAATTACCCGATAAGATAAAGGATTTTAATCAATGAGAACTTCAATACCTAATAATAATTTTTCATCAGGACAGATTGACCGTGATGTGAAAGGTCGTTTTGATTTACCGTTATTTAAAAACGGACACGAACTATCACGCAATTTTTTTCACACTATTAAAGGGGATTGTTATTACAGAACAGGTTTTGAATTTCTTGATGAAATAGGTTATGCCGCGCTGTATGAATTTAAATTCAATCAAGACCAATCTTATTTATTAGTGTTCAGAACTCAATATATTGAATTTTGGTCATATAACGCAAATAATGAACTTGTTCGTGTATTAGATGACAGCGGGAACGAATTAACACTAACACATCCATACGGCACTGAAGTTTTTAATCTTTCAATGACTCAAAATTGTGATGTATTATATATTACGCATACCGGCGGAAAATATCCTGAAAAGCAATTAAAAAGAACTGCAAGTAATAAATTTACATTAACCGATACAACATTTACTAATTCAGGAACGGCAAGTTTATCAAGTTCTTCTGCTTCATCTAATCACGGTTTTCCTTGCACGTGTGCATTTTATGAAAACCGTTTAAACAGGTGTTCTTCATCAAAATATCCTACATATCTTTACGGTTCAAAAGGCGGGAATTATAACGATATTACAACAGGTACGGGAACAAATGACGGTTATCAGTTTGACCTTGCGGAAGCAAATTCTTCTGCTTTATGGATGATTGCAAGCCCGTATTCATTATATATAGGAACACCCGAAGGAATTTTAACGGTAAACGGGGGAAGTACAACAACTGCAATTACACCGGAAGATATTTCTGCAAAATTATCTTGTAAAGTTCCAGTTTCAAAAGTTGTACCCGTATATGTTGACGGTTATGCTTTCTTTGTAACTGCAAATAAACGACAAATTCAAATATTTGAATATGATAATTTATTGGAACAATTTAAAAGCACCAATCTTTCAAAAGGTAATTATGAAATTACAAAAGGCGGTATTAAAAAACTCGCATACAAATTTGACAGATTCGGTTTGATATACGCTATTGCAGGCGGTCAATTGTTAGCTTTATGTTTTTCAAATGATGAAGCGGTAAACGCTCAATCTAAATTTATTACGGACGGTGAATTTATAGATATTTGCACTGTCACAAGACCTGACGGCGAATATGACTTATTCGCTAATATTAAAAGAACAGTCAACGGCATTACAAGATATTATCTTGAAAGATTAACCGAAACGGTAGAATTTTCAAGACCGGAAGATTTTGTTTCTGTTATTCCTGATAACGCAACGGATAAAGAAATTCTTGAAATAAAACAAAATGACGAATATGCGTATTACAGGAAAATTGCGGAAGAATTAAGAGATTGTAACTATCTTGATTGTTCTATTAAATATTCGGGATTACACACAGAAACAATTACATTGAATGAAAATATTTTAACTTGCGATTCGGAAATATTTGATAATTCGGATGTAGGCAGAAGGATTTGGTATAAAACTATTACAGGTCGTGAATATGGAAGTATGGATATAGTTGAATTTATTTCAAGCACACAAGTTCGTGTAAATGTCTTACAATCACCGACAAGCAATTCAACTTCTAACTGGTATTTCTCGGCAACAATATTTTCAGGACTTGAACATCTTGAAGGTGAAACCGTTGCGGTTGTTGGTAATGGCGGATATCTCGGGGATTTCACAGTTAAAAACGGGAAAATTGATATAAGTTCAGCGAATACAAATAAAGTGGGAACTGCAATTATCGGCTTGAAATATAAAGGTATTTTAAAAAGTCCGAATCTCGGGCTTGATATTTCAGGACAAGGAACACAAACTTTCACGACTATGAAAAATATTTATAAAATCGGATTGGGATTATCTCATAGTGCCGGCGGTAAAGTCGGCGACAGCTTATATTATCTGAATGATGTTCAACAATTTAATCCTGACGGTCTTTTGGATGTTCCGCCGTTACCTATGGATAATTTTGAAGAAATAAATTATGAAGGTACATATACACGCGAAAAACATTATTTTGTAGTGCAAGATAGTCCGTTGCCGTTCCATATTTCAATGATTGTACCATTTTACAGACACGTGAATAAAACTTAAAGAGAGGGAAAATAAACTATGGCATTACCATTAATACCTATAATTTTAGCTGTTGCTTCAGTTGCTTCAGGTGTTGTGCAGGGAATTTCTTCTGTTAAAAATGCAAAATCAGAAATTAAAGCCGTTGAAGAAAGCACACAAGAACAAGTAAATGCAAGAGCAAGAGCTGCTAAAAAATTAATGCAGCAACAAAAAACATCATTCTTAAAAGGCGGTGTATATTTTGATTCGGGAAGTCCAACGGATGTGATTGATGAAACTTATGATACATCAATGAAAGATATAAATGCAATGATAAAAGACGCTAATACTAAAACGAAGAATTTAGAACGGCAAGGTAAAACAGCGTTTTACGGCTCTATTCTTCAAGGTATTGCCAATGGTGCTATGTCATATTTTGGAGCGGGAGCATTAGGGAAAGGTACAAGTGCCGTTTCGGGAAGTTCAGCAGGTAACACTTTTAAATCTTGGTATCAAAACTTGACAGGTAAATACAGGGGCGGTTTTGGTGCTGTTCAATCAGGCGGTAATAGCAGTAATTTAACGGTTTAGAGGTTTAATAAAATGGCACATATAGAACGTGGTGATATAAGACAATATTTAGCAAAAGGAATTGCCGGACAGGACTTTTCAGGACAAGTCGGGCAAATGCTTGAAAGTGCAGTAAATTCAGGTGTATCTATAACGCAGAAAGCAAATGAATCAACACTGGCAAATAATCAGATTGATTTATCGACAAAATTTCTTGCAAAAAATAATGAAATAAATACTAAATATCAGGCAGACCCGACAAATCCCGAAAGAGAAACTGAATTAAAACAAGCCTTTGAGGCTCTTGCTAGTCAATATAAAATCAATCCTGTTTGTGAAACACAGTGGAATGATATTAAAAACAATGTTTATAACAGATACAAACAATATAAT